TACATAAACAAACATCACATGAAAATATTATTAACGAATCATTAAATAATGAGAATTTAGTTATTAATATAGATGATAAAAATTATAAAACTTTTAATGAACCAGAATTAGAAAATTTAGATTTAATAAATGATAGTAAACAGAGTATTGTATAAATTACACATCTAAAGAATCATATAATTGTTTTTTAGTTTTATTTTTTCCATTATTATTTAATAAGGAAATTTCTTTTTCTTTACACATATCTTGTAAATCAATTAATTTATATGATGATAATGCTTTTAATTTAAATTTTATTTTTTCATCGGATTTAACTAATATATCTTTATCTTTTGATGATTCGTCTTCACCTAATAATTTTTCTTCAGATAAATTTTGTGTTAAATTATTTATTTTAAGTTTATTAATAATACATTTGTAAATAAGATTACTGGGAGATTCACCAAAAATATGAATTATTGGTAGATAAATATCATTATATTTTACAATAATAATATTATTATTATCTTCGTTATAGTTTCCACCTGTATAATATGTAAATTTATAGTAATCTAATAAAATTAAATTAATAGAATAATAATCAGATATATAATGTAATTCAGCATTTTCAAAAATATTATTTTCTATATTTTCTTCCATATTTTGTTTTTTATAATTTAATTTACTATATTTATTATTTTTAAAATATGTAGATAATTCTTTTAATAAATTATTTTTTAATTGAATTGAAAATTGTTGTTGATCTTTAGAATTTTTAAATTTAAAATCACTTAATAGAATATATAATAAAGAATTAATAAAACTTACATTATTAATAGAAATACCATATAAATAGTAATTATCACACAATAAATTATCAAAAAGATCATCTAATTTTTTAGGAATATTAATAACTTCCGAATCATTATAAATAATATCACCCTTATTACTATCATTTATATCATCCTTTTTAAGCAATTCTAAATTTTGTTTAATCCTCTTTTTAATAATACTATTTTGTTCAAAATCTGAATTTACATCTAAGTTAATTTTAATATTTTGTTTATTACTTTTAATTCTTTTAGTAATATTTCCTATAGTTATTGACATTATTAATAAAATTAATAACTTAAATAAGTTTTAAATCAATTTTTTTTATTTTTTATAAAAATAAGATAATTATAAATATCATTTAAACATGATTCTTCTAATATTTTCATATTAATAAATATTCCATTATTATTTGTTGTATATTTAACATTATTTTTATCAAATATTTTAAGTATTTCTAACTGTTGAAAATCTTCTAATAAAGAAATATCATCTCTCAAGTTTTTTATGTCTTGATCGTTAGATGAATTCATTATATTATTAATATATTTTATTAATTAAATATAAACACAACTTAAAACTTAATTTATAATAATTTTAATGTCTAATTGTGTTATTTGTATAAGTGATATTAATAATAATAAACCAATAGTTAAATTAAAATGTAATCATGAATTTCATTATGATTGTATATCAAAAATTAAAAATAATTTATGTCCATTATGTAGAGATGAAATAACAGATGAACCATTATGTCTTGAAAATCATCATAATTTATTTTACATGGGATTTTACTATAAAAATGGAAAATGTAGAATTTGTTCAAAAAAAAATATTAAATATTATTTAGATAAAATGACGAGGCATTAAAGTTTTTTCACCTTTACAACTAACAAATTGTGGTTTATCTATAACAGTATTTTCTTTAGTGATATCATTTATAAAACAATTATATTGTTTTATAGAACTTATAATATTTGGAATACAATAATCAAGAACTAATTTATTTAATTCATGTATTTGATTCTGAATATTATTAGGTTGATTTTTACAATGTTGTAAAAATATAGATCTCATTATAATAAGTAATTCATTTTCTGATTGTTTGGAGATTTTTTGTCTAAATGTTTTTGGATTATCGTAAATACCTTTTATAATTAATTCTTGTAGTAAATCTATATTACTTTGTGAATAATATAATTCAGATAAATTACTTTTAGTAAAGGTACCAGTCATATTATTAGATTTATTATTTTTAACATTATTATTTTCATATAATTGAAATGGTTTTCCATTATAATTATTAAAATCTTTTTTGTTAAATCTATTACTCATATATAATAAAGCTTTTAAAAAAAAATTAATAAATATACACAATATTATAAATTAGGTATTTTAGTTTTATGAATAATTTTATATTTTCCTTGTAAATCTTCTAATGTTATTTTCATATTAATTTATATAATATGACTATGTAATTTAAATTCATCCCTTTCTTCAGTAGTAATTTTTAATCCCAATGTAATTTGTAATGATAAATTAAATGCTTTCCCAGCTATAAAGGTATGTGTACCTAATGTATCTAGATCGAATTTATTTTTAATTTCCGATTTACCTATACCATTGGTTGATGTATTAATATCAATTATATACTCAGGCGCTATAGTTATTTGACTATATAATTTTGATAATGGTCCACTACCTTTACCTCCATGTTCTAATATAGTATGACCTTCTTCTTTTAATAAAAAATTCACTAAATCACTATTGACACTATTAGTAAATGATATATCTTTAAATATTATCTTATCACCTATATTATATTCATCACCACAAAAATATTGTGTAAATGTAATATTTATTTTAAATGGTGAACCATCACTATCATTTCCAACACTTGCTATTGTATTACAATCTAAACAATTATTTAAATTAGATATAATTTTACCTTCTGGGGTCATCAATGAAATTTCTAAATTATTTAAATAACTTTGAGGTGATGAATGAAATATTATAGGTGTACACCCAATATCTTTATAATAAAGTATTTTTTTTTCTGCTGTAGCAACAATTCCATTATTTAAATTACCATTAGATGTAAATGTAGTTCCACTTATTGTTGTATTACCTCCATTTAAATATGTTAGTTCATTTTTATCATCTAATTTAAGAATAAAACATGCCTTATTTATTTGATTATTTGATCCAAAAGTTTCATTATTTTTAATTTCACTTATATTTAATAATAAATATGGTAAATCACTTATTCTCATTAAATTAATAGGATTTTCATTATATTTAATTATTTGTTTGTTAAATAAACTAAGACCTTCTATAATATCTACATAAATATTTGGTATTATTAAATATAAAAATTCTATTGATACTATATTTTTAAAGGTTTTATTAATATTTAAAAACTTTGAATTAGAATTAAAATTAATACAAAAATTATAGTTAGTATATAAATTGTAATCACGATCTTTACTATTAATTATAATTATATTAGATTTTGTAATTGTATTATATTTATCTTTTGTATTATCCATATCTATATATTGTTCAAATTCATCGTATAACTGATCCATAATAATTACTTAGATGATTTTACTTTAAATTTTTTTTTTTTATTTGTTTTAAAATGAGTCAATTTAGGTTCTAAATCTTTAAGATCATTCATCCATAATTCTTTATTATCTTTACATAATAATGATTTATGTTCTGTTTGTTTTGTTTCTAAATTTTCATTAAATTCATCAATTTTATCTTTTGTTAAATTGTAAATAGGCATTTTAAGTAAATAATCATAAGAATCATTTTCAATAGGATATTTTCCTTCTTCTAATTGTTTAATAATATTACTCTTACTTCTATTATTTATAATAATTTTTCCATCAATAAATTCATTAATAAATCTTATTTTAATACTTAAAACATCAATTTCTCTTTGTAATTTATCTAATAAATATTCTTTTCTTTTATTATAGAATTGTAATCTTAATTCACAAAATTCATCTAAAATTGTATTTATAGAATTATATTTTGTAATTTTTTTATTAGAATTAAAAGCAACAATATTACTTAAATTAATTTGACTAACTAATTTAAATGTTTTTTCTAAATTAGTCATACCAAGTTTTTCATTGTGTTTATTTAAATCCCAAATAATATCTTCATTCATTATAATTTCAAAATTAACATCAGTATCTGTACTATAAGAGTTATAATATCTAACAATTTGTTTTTTACTCTTATTTTTAGTATCTATTACTAATGTTTCTAAAAATATTTTATATGTATCTGTCCACATACCTATTGGTAATTCTGTAATAATTATTTTATTATCTTTAACTTCATATATACCTTTACTAGTATAATTATTATTACTCTTTTTACTAATTGAACCCTTAAATCCATAACAATATGGCATCATTTCTTCATACTCAGTTTCATTTAATTTATTTTTGATATTTTTAATAATATCTAATGGATTAAATTTAGGAATATCTGTAGACCAACCAGTTCCTATTCCTTGACTTCCATTAATTAATACCATAGGAATAATAGGAACATAATATTCAGGTTCAATATCTAATCCATCATCTTTATTGTATTTATATATAGGTTCATCTAATTTATTAAAAATAATATTTGTATTAGGCATTAATTTAGTATGAATATATCTCGGCTGCGCTGAATCTTTACCTCCCATCATACGAGTTCCAAACTGTCCAATAGGATCTAACAAATTAATATTATTAGAACCCATATAATCTTGTGCCATATTAACAATAGTACCATGGAGACTCATTTCACCATGATGATATGCTCCATGTTCACTAACATATCCAGCAAGTTGGGCAACACGAATTTCGTTAGAAGTTAGATTTCTTTTTTTACAACAATATAGAACTTTTCGCTGAGATGGTTTTAAACCATCAATAATATTTGGAATAGAACGAACATTATCTGATACTGAAAAGTGTTTTAGGTCCTCATGAACAAATTTCTCAATAGATACAGATTTAGAATCATAATCTAATGTTTGTTCATGATTATAATCTGATAACCAATCTTTTCTTTTATTGGCACTATCTTCATTTTTAGAAAATGCCAAATGAATCGCATCACTATCATTAGATTGATTACTAGTATATTTAACCATCTTAGGTTTTTTAAAATATTCTTTAGCTTCTTTAGGTGTACTCGTTCCTAATCCTTTATAATATTTTACATTCCATTTAGAATGATCTTCAACAGTTTTAATCCATTTATCATAATCTTTAACACTATAAAATGCTTTTTCCTTAGATTTTAATTTTGTCTTAATTACTGGTGTTAACATAGTATTTAAAAATCCATCATAGCGATATAAACTAGGCCATAAACTTTCAAATAAATTAAATATTAAACCTTTAATATGTGATCCATCTTCATCTTGGTCTGTTAAAATAAGTATTTTGCCATATCTAAGAGTAGTTGTATCTTTATAGTCTTTATTAGACACAAGACCTAGAATTTTCTTAACATTACCAATCTCGACATTATCACCTAGTTTTTTATCATTATTACTATCTTTTACATTTAAAATTTTCCCTTTTAATGGAAATACACCATACTTATCCCTACCAATAATAGACATACCAGCCATAGCCATAGATTTAGCCGAATCTCCTTCGGTTAAAATTAAAGTACATTGATCTGATTTTTTTGTACCTGCCCAATTAGCATCTTCTAGTTTAGGAAGACCTTTTAGTCTATTTTGTTTTTTACCATCATTTTTCTTTAATCCTTTAGAATTTTTAAGTTCATATAATTCAATAGCGCGTTCTATAATACCAATTTTAGATATTTGTGTTATAAATTTATCAGTAATAATACATTCTGAACCAAATTTATCTTTATTTGTAGTCATAAATTCTTTCGTTTGACTATTAAAAGATGGATTATCAATCGTACATTTAATAAAAATTCTAATATTATCTTTAATAAATTGTGGTTTAATAGTTAATTTCTTTTTTTTAGTAATAAATTCACTAAGTTTTTTAGTAATCTGATTTACAACATAATCTACATGTTTTCCACCTTTATTAGTATTAATTCCATTTACAAATGAAATACCTTCAAACAATTGATCTTCATTTAAACAAATCCCAACATCCCATCTATTATTAACTTTTTCATATACTTTTACTAGTTCTTCATCATTAATATACATATCAATGTAATTATTAAATGATTTTACATTTAATTTACAATCATTAAAATATATATTAGCATTATTTGTAAATGCTGCCACATCATAAGTTCTTTTTTCCATAATTTTAATCATCGTTTCACTTAAACCAGTTGATTTAAATTTATCATAATCAGGCAAGTATTTAATCATAGTATATTGTTTTTCATTTGATTTTTTAATAATAGGTTCATCTTTTCTAGACATATTATCATAAAAAGTTTGCTTAAATATATTTTTACCATCACATGTTTCAACATAAAATTTTTTTGAAAAGATATTTGTTAGTTTAGCGCCATAACCATTTTTACCACCTACATGTTTTAATGTTTTTTCATTATAATTTGTAGAAGTAAGAAGATGACCGAAGATAAGTTCTGGATTATAAACTTTTTCTTTAGAATGCATTGCTATCTTTATACCCTCTCCATCATTCTTAACACAAATCTCACCTGTTTCTTTATTAACACTAACTTCAATATTTTTAACCTTATTAGAACATTGTGGATTTTCATTTGTTCTAATATATTGGTCTAAAGCATTAACAATAATTTCATCAAATATTTTATATTCTCCTGGTATTATCATAACCTCTTTTTTTTCGAATGTATTAGATTCATCATTTTTTAAATATTGACTATCTTGTGTGTTTTCAATACTACCAATATAAGTATCTGGTAATTTATAAACATGTGTCCTATGATCTAATTTTACAACTTCATCTTTTTTAGATACTTCATCTTTTTTAGATACTTTTAATTTAGGCATTTTATTTATTTATTTTAAAATACAATCTTTAAATAATTTCAATTTTTTAAATTAAAAAATGAGCTATATATAAATGATAAATATATATATTTTTCTAGCTGTATTAATAGGAATTCTCTTACTTATGACTATTAAAGTAACTATTACATATATAAAAAAAAATAATGAATAAAATATTCTTTTAATATATTATGAAGTTATTACTAGTAATATTCATTAACCACTTGTAGATGAACCAATTATAGGTAACTTTGTTGGTGTTGAAAGACTATCAATTGTAATAGGGTAATTTGCCTGTGCAAGTGCTACCAACTTCAAAAATGTAAAGAACTCTCGTTTATGAAAATTTTCTGTCAAATCTCCATATACTCGTTTTAAGAAACTAATGATATCGCCTATGAGTAACTTGCTAAGACCAGATGCTACAGAAAAATTTACTAATAATGGTTCGGTAACCGCAACAACCCACCTTTGGTCGTGGCGTGTGTGAGCAGTTTTATCCAAGTCAACCCACGCCTCATCCGGGATTTGCTTGTCGTACGACATATCAAGTATTTCTACCCATAATTGATTATATACTTGAGATTCTCTTTCAAATGTTCAATCATCAAAGAGTTTACCCCTTTTTGACATATCTCTCTGTCGCTGTCTGGGTTGGCGGCAGAACCACCTCTTATAACTTTAGAAACATTTTTTTGTCTTTTTTTAAATTGTTTTTTGTTTCTAATTTTTCTACTTTTTCTACTTAACATTATATAATAAATATATAAAATAAATTTATTAAAATTTTTTAAATTTGATGAAAATATTCTTTTAATATAATATGAAGTTATTACTAGTAATTTTCATTACTATATTTTTTATTTTATTTATTCTAAAACAAAATCAAAACCAAAACCAAAACCAAAACCAAATAAGTCTTGAAAAATTTACATCTAACACATTAAAACCTAATACTATACCTAAAAAAATAAATTTTATTTATACAACTATTAATGGTATTTTTAAAATTTTTCATGGTTCAAATATAACATTAAACAACCTTAACTCTAATCATTCTAAAATTAAAGAATTATTAGATATTGATTATGTTGATACTGGATTCTATAATTATAAATATAATTATTTGGGTGTTCTATATAAAAATAATATTCATAAATATAATTTATATAGTCAACAAATCGAATCTATAACAACGATAACAGATTTTTTTAAAAAAATAGATACTACTATTTCTATAAATTGTCTATTTTACATAGTTAATAAAATATATATATTTAGAGATAACAAAATTATTATTTATGATTTGGTAAATGATAAAATTATTAAAGAAGCTGACGCTAAAAAAATATTTGAAAAAATACCAGATAAAATAGAATGTTGTTTTTTGAATTACAATGAAATAGAAGAATATAGTCCAATGCCTTATATTTATGTTCTAAAAAATAAAATATATTACAAATATAAATATATATCATTTGATAATTTCAAATTTATAGAAACTAATAGATTTACATTTAAAAATAAAAATAAACTTATAAAAAATGATACATTATTCAAAATCGATAAAGATGGATTATATAGATTAACAAGTATTGGAGGTGGTAATATTGGTGGAGGAAGAGGTGGACTTGTATTCAATGATTTAAAATTAAAAAAAAAGGATTCCTTAATAATTAATATAGGTAAAAGTGGTTTAAGATTACCAGTTAAAGACAAAATTGTTAGTAAATATAATCTCCAATATACAGGATCTTGTTCAGGTTCTGGTGGAACATCTATATATATTCATAATAAATTGATAATGGTTTCAGGTGGTGGAGGAGGTTGGACTAGTGAAATAATAGACTCGCCCAATATATGTCATAGTGTAAACTATTTTGATACTAAAAAATATAAAAGTAAACTATTTTTTCCTATTAAAAAAATAGTTATTATGACATTAAAAAATAAAAAATCTGGTAATAAAATATTAATTAATAACTTAGATGTTAAAGTTAAAAATGTTGATGAAATTAAAATG